AAAGTTTGTCAGCTTTACTGTAGCTAAAGACTCTACGGTTCAGGTTGATAAAAGAGTGTTCAAGAAGAAATTTACTTTGGAAGATGATGGTTTCGCATACATCGAGGAAATCATGTATGATGGTACCGGTCAGCAGATAGAGGTTGTGACAGAGAAGCAACCTACAAAGCTGAATTTCATCCCGGCTGTAGTAATTATCAATGATGGTTTATCAGGTGAGACACTTGGTGAGTCTGAAGTTGATTTACTTATGGACTATGAAATGTGGTATTCTAAACTTTCAAATGCTGATAGTGATGCAGAAAGAAAGTCAATGAACCCTACAAAGTATGTGGTTGATATGGAGAATAACTCCACAAAGAATTTGTCAACAGCAGCCGGTGCATTATGGGATTTAGGTTCAGACCAGAACCTTGAGAATGCTCATACTCAGGTTGGTATTCTCGAACCACAGATGCATTATAGTGAAGCATTGAAAACTTCACTTGAAAGAATTAAGACTACCGGTTATGAACAGGTTGATATGCCGAACATAACAAATGAAACAATGTCTGGTACAATTACATCTGGTAAAGCACTCAAGGCTATCTATTGGCCGTTGATTGTTAGGTGTAAAGAGAAGATGAAAGTTTGGGGTCCTGGACTTCAGTCTATGGTTGATATTATCATACAGGGTAGTATGATTTATCCGAACTGTATCAAGAAGTACACAGATGATATTGTTACTCCGGTAGCCTATGAAATTTCTGTAGAGCAGAATACTCCTTTACCTGAGGACGAGATAGAGGAAAAGACAACCAATCTTGCTGAGGTTGAAGCAGCTGTAATGTCAAAGAAGTCATATATGAAACGTTGGTATCATTTGACTGACGATGAAGTAAATGATGAATTGATGCAGATTGCTCTTGAGCGACAGATACTCGACGATAGTTCGTTTGACTTGAATAATGGCTATAATGGTGACAATAAGTTCATCAATCCTGGTGTGGATGATTTTAATATGGCCGGTGTAAATAGTATCAAATCAGATGGAACTGATGATATGTCAGACGATGGTACACACGATGTACCGAATGAGAGTACCGGTGATGTGAATGATGCAGCTTCAAGTTTCTCTGGTGGTCAGAGATATACTGGTTTTCAGAGACAGACTACCAAATTGAATGCTACACAGACAACGTCTCTCATAAGAATTATACAGCAGTATAAGTCAGGTTTATTAAACATAAATCAGGCTGTGAGCATAATGCAGTCTATGGGCCTGGACGAAACATTTGCTCGTAAGCTGTTAGAGGACGAAGAGAAAGTAAAAGATGTCCTCGGCTGATTGGTTCTTTAAGGATGCAATCGAGGCCCGTGATGAATTAACAAAAAGACAAGAGAAGGCCATAAGGAAATCCTACAATGAATGGGCAAAGGAAGTTAGGGAAGAGGCTAATCGCCTCTCCCGTATTCCTGGCTCACAGAATGAACAGAGGCAAATGGCTGAACTTTATTATCAGCTTAGAAACGCTAGTCGACAGTTGTCAGCAGAGATAAACAACGAAGTGAACTCAAATGTAAATAATATGGGTTCGGTTGTTGTAAGAACAAATCAGAGGTGGTTAAGTTCTTTAGGTTTGAGTACAAATGCTCTTGACTATAAAATGTCAGCATCTAAAGACAGTGCTATTCGTAGTATACTTTCTGGTAATTTGTATCAGAATGGAAAACCTTTAAGTGAGAGGGTATGGAATTTAGCAGATGGAAATCTCAAAGATATATACTCAATTATTGGCAGAGGAATAGCATTAAATCAATCACCGTATGATATAGCCAAACAACTTGAAAAGTATCTCAATCCAGGTCAGCATCTTGGTTGGACAGTGAAACAATATACAGATGCTAATGGTAGAATACATATTGCTCGTATCGGTAATAATCAAGTTGATTGGAAAGCTCAGAGACTGGCCAGAACAATGCTTCAACATTCCTATCAGCAAACATTGGTGTCTCTTACAAAAGACAATCCATTTGTTACCGGATATATCTGGCATGCAGATGGAGCTAATGCTTGTGAATTATGTATGGATAGGGATGGTCAATTCTATAAGGCAGAAGAATTACCACTTGACCACCCAAACGGCCAATGTGATTTTGAAGTCGCAATAGATGAAGATAAGGCAAGGAATGATTTGGCTGGCTTTTTTGAAAACCCGATTGAATATCCGGACATACAGAGATTTGTCTCGGATTGAAGATTGTGAGGCCTCCCTCCTGGGGCCTCTCAGTTCTTCCAGTTTCGATTGAAAGAATATCAGTCGGTAAAATATAGGTCTGAAAATTGAAGGCCTCTTTAAGGGCCTGATATGGGTCCAAAAAGATGGTCTGATTTTTAGGTTTATGAGAAAACAATCAAAAATTTTCAAAATAAGTATTGACTTATAACTTACTTTATGGTATAATAGAAAGGTGAGAGAGAAAATGGAAATAAATCAAGGTACAATGACTGCTAAAGTTGAATGTAAGAAATGTAAATCAGTTTTTACGATTGGTCCCGGTAATATTACATTCGATAAAATGTACGAAGATGAAAATGGACGCTCAATATTCTTAACGTATTTCGATTGTCCGGATTGTCAAGAAAGACATTACGTACAGGTAGATAATCAACAATCTCGTGAGGTTAAAAAGAAAACTCAGAGAATGTTTGCACAGCTTTCGGTTATGAGAAATAAAAACAAACCAATACCGAGGCAACAGCAAAATAAGTTCAATAAGCTACGTAAGGACCTGAATGACCGTAGGTTTGAACTTATGAAGCAGTATGATGGTTCAACAGTGACCGACACAGAAACCGGAGATAAAATCAAATTGAACTTCACTATTGTATGAGCTGTTAAGCATAAAATCATTTAGAATTGTCAGTAATTAGAAGTCAAGCGAAAAGGTTAATTAAATTTAGTTCAGTGAGCCGGTACCTAACTCGATAGTTTAGGATATACTATAACACCGTGGTTATCACGGAATTTTATGATGAAAGGTAAAAAGGTGTTAAAATGGCTGACACAGAAAACAAGAAAGACGGAATTGATACCGCAGACCAGACTGGTGCAGGTAATGATACCAACACAACTGGAGAAGCGAATGCACAGAATGATACAGGGTCTGATGCTGGTTCAGAGAATACTTCTGGTTCTGGAAGTACTGAAAAGACTTTCACTCAGAAGCAGGTTTCCAGTATGATGGCTAAGGAAAAGCGACAGGGAAGAGATGCTGCTTTCAAGGAAATGGGTATTGACCCTAACGATAGCAAGATGGTAAATATGTTTAAGGCTTTTATTCAGAGTCAGAAAACAGATGAACAGAAAGCTAACGAAGAGGCAGCAGCTCAGGCAGCTAAGATTGCAGAGGCAGAACAGAGAGCAATGGTTGCAGAGGCTAAGGCTGAAGCAATGCAGCTTGGTGTACTTCCTCAGTATGCAGATGATGCTGTTACTTTAGCTCTTTCCAAGATGTCTGATGATACAGACCTTAAGTCTATCATCGGTGAGCTCAAGACCAAATATCCTGTTTGGTTTGATGCTTCCAATGCAGGAGCTGATGGTAAGAATGCTACAGGTCAGAAGGGTACAGGTGCTTCTGTTAACAATTCATCTGATAAGGGTGGAAAGGAAAACAAAGGTATGGGTGCTCGTCTGGCAGCACAGAGAAAGACCGCTAATGGAGCTAATAAAAAGAGCTTCTGGTCATAATTTCAAGGAGGTAAACAAACATGTTTAACAGGGATGGTATTAAATCAACCACCTATGGTGCTCCTGTTCAGATTTTGGCCAATGTTGAACTTCAGTATTCTATGGGATGTAGAGTACCTCAGTCACTTGGTACAGATGTTGCAGGGGTAGGCAAGATTGCAAAGGCCGGTACTCCGGTATTTATTGACCTTGGTTCAAGAGAAGCAGTTCCCGTTGCAGCTCCTGGTGCTGTTACAGAGACAGCTACCGGTTCTGTTGTTACAGGTGCTGGTATCACTAAGGTTGAAGTTGTAGCTGCTACTTTCAAGACTGCTGTTTCCAATACAGCTGGTACTTATAAGTTTAAGGCTACAGTTGCTGACTCAACAACAACTTGGAAGCTCGGTAACGATACTGTTACTCTTAATACTTATGGTATTTCTGTAACTGGTACAGTAGCCGATGGTGATGAAATCCAGGTTGTATTCACTGCTTCCGGAACTGTATCCGCTAATGCGGTGCTTCTCCACAATGTGGATGTAACAGCTGGAACAAAGAACGGAACGGCTCTTCTGTTTGGTTTCGTAAACTACAGCAGGCTTGAGTCTGATGTTCAGTCACTCGTAACTCCTGGCACCAAGATTGGTGATGTCCAGATTGTTAAGGGTTAAGAAAGGTAAGGAGGTAAAACGAAATGACTATTTTTGATTTGATGCAGAGTGCTGAACTCGTTGCATATTGGGAAGAGTTACTTCAGGATGAAGCTCCTTATCCTTGTGAGGAACTGTTCCCTGCTGACAAGAAGAGAGGACTTGACCTCAAGTGGCTTAAGGGTGCTAAGGGTCTCCCGGTTGTCCTCAAGACTTCCGCTTTTGATGCGGCTGCAATTCCGAGAGGAAGAATTGGCTTCGAGAAGCTGAGTGCAGAGATGCCTTACTTCAAGGAGTCTACGTACATTGACGAAGAGCTCAGACAGGAACTTAACATTGTCCTTGAGACTGGTAACCAGGCTTATATCGACTCTGTTATGAACCGTATTTTCGACGACGAAATGAGACTTCTTCGCGGTGCTCGTGCTTCTCGTGAGAGAATGAGAATGCAGGCTCTCACTACCGGTATCGTTGCTATGGCTTCTAACGGCCAGGCATTCACATACGATTACGGTATTCCTGCAGCAAACAAGGTTACTGTTCAGACTGCATGGTCTGACCACACTAACTCTGACCCTATCGAGGACATCCGTCAGCTGAAAGAGGACATCTATGAGTCTACCGGTTATGTCGTTGAGAGGGCAATGTGTGACCAGGCTACATGGAGACATATCAGAGCCAATGCAAAGATTAAGGCTGAGATTTTCGCTTTGAAGTCAACTGTCGGTGCGATTACTGACTCTATGCTTCGTGAGTATATCAGCGACCAGCTTGATGGTCTTGTTGTTAAGGTTAACGAGAAGAGATATGTCGACGAGACAGGTACTGCTGTAGCATTTATGCCGGCCAATACATTTGTAATGTTCCCCGGCACCGCTCTTGGTAAGACCTGGTTCGGTACAACTCCTGCTGAGTCTGACCTTATGACCGGTAATGCAGCTAATGTTTCTATCACAGAGACTGGTGTGGCTGTTGTTACTCATCAGAAAGTTGACCCGGTTCAGGTGGAGACTATCGTATCTATGATTTGTCTGCCTTCGTTTGAAATGGCAGATGGTGTTGGTATCATTGATACTACTCCCTAAGTAAAAAGAAGTTCGGTGGAGGCCAGGAGATTTAATATCACACCGGCCTTACCGTAGTTAAATGGAGGTAAGTCATAATGGCTATGGTAAAAATTTCTAACGGGGAAGTAACTCAGATTGTTTCTCGTGGTGCTTTTGATACTCAGTATAAGCGTCTTGGTTTTCAGATTGTTGAAGATAACAAGATTGCTGAGGTTAAGAAAGAGGTAAAGAAAGCAGCTGAGGAAAAGAAGTCTGAGGCACAGGTTCCCGACGATGATGATTTTGATGCTGATGCAGCAGATGATGATACTGAAGATGGTGATGATTTTGAGGAGCTCCTTGAGAAGCCTATTTCTCAGTGGAACAAGACAGAGGTAAAGGATTTTGCCGCTGCTAAGGGTATCGACATCCACGGTACAAAGAATGCTAATGAGGCAAAGGAAATCATCAAGAAGTATCTTGACGATGAAGCAAAGAAAGCAGCTGAGGCTTGAGGTATGAGGTGAGACTATGACAGATGTTGAACGAGTCTACAAGGAGATACGTGAGGAACAGTCTCCATACTTCGAGGATGGTGATATTGAGTATTACCTTGAGAAAAATCACGGTAATGTAGAGGCTACCATTTACGAGATGTTAATCATTAAATCTGAGGACTCGTCTCTGTCGTTGTCAGGTGTCAACACTACAGATACCTCAGGATATTTCAAACGTCTTGCTTCGAAGTATAAGCAGTTCAACTCCGGTACTTTGATTGGAGGTTGAGCTATGATAAACAACAGATTTGTTCTGTATCAGATTAAAAGGGAGATAAAACGAAATCCCACAAAACTTAAGTTCTACAGAGTAGAGTTGAATAAGTTTGGTGAACCAACTGGTAAGTCTGTTTTGTTTAGGGAGTATACAGGTTTGTATCATGAGCATGCTCCACATATGTTAGATACATATAGAATTTTAACAGGACAGACGGCAGGTGACACTCGTACAGAAAAGACACCTCAGCTTATGGTACCTTATGAGGATTTTTATTTCTTGAATGACTCTGGTGAAAAAGAATGGCATGAAGTCAAGGTCGGTGATGAAGTCGATTTGAATGGACGTAAATGTCGTGTAACCGGTGTATTGAA